GAGTTTTTTTACAAAAAATTGAACTTTTTTATTATTTGCTCATAAACTCGCCAAATTGTGTTTTCCTTTGAGATAAAAAATTATGGAGATCAAAAAAATGCGGTCAGAAAAACGCTTGAATTTCTGACCGCACTTTTGGCTTTCCGAGTTAAGTAAAATAAATTATTTGCCCACTTGGCTTCCAATCAAACCGCCAAGTGCCGCACCACCTAAAGTGGCACCGGTTGAACCGCCGATAACGTTACCGGCAACACCACCGATTGCAGCGCCGACAGCGGTATTCTTTTGTGTTCTGCTTAAATTATGGCAGCCGGTTAAAGCCACGGCTAACGTCACGATGCCAAGAATTTGAACCCGTTTTTTCATTTTAAAACCTCATTAAATTACTAAAATAAGATGAGTAATGTTCTCGTTGTTACCCACCGCTTTAGACTTGGCTTTTATGAAAAAGTTTATTTTTTGCGTAAGGACACTTCTCCGGCGTTGAAATATTGTCTGCCGTTTTCCGTAATGACGCATAAATGTCCTGCAGCATCAATGCCTTGTTCAGTACCGGAAATCGCACTTTTTTCCGTAATAACATTGACCTCCGCGCCGAAATACGCATCGTGATTAAACCACTGTTGTTGCAGTTCGGCATCAATGCCGTGTTGTTCAAAACGTTCGAGGTAACGGTAAATGGTTTTCGTCATTTTGATGATAATTTGTTCACGATCAACCTGCGGGAAAAATTCGCTTAATTCTGCCCACGGTTGATCGATTTTTTTATTCTGTCCGAGGGAAATATTCATGCCGATGCCTACAATCAGATTCAACATGCCGTTTTTGCGATTAACGATCTCCACCAGAATACCCGCCAGTTTTCGATCATTAACTAAAATATCGTTCGGCCATTTCACTTGGAATCCGTACATATCCAACTCCGCCAATGCTTGAACAATGGCAAGACCAATCACCGAGCTCAATCCATCCAGAGATTTTGTTGGATTCAGCTGCCAATAAAAACTCATGATTATTTGCCCTGCAAAGGGTGAAATCCATTGTCTGCCACGGCGTCCACGCCCTGTGGTTTGATATTCCGCCAAGCATAAATCCCCCTTTTGTAACTGTTCCAAGTGATCCAACAAATATTGGTTAGTCGAGGAAATCACCGGTTTAAGCGTTACGCCATAAGGCGCTAAAGCTTGTGTTAAACGTGCTTCATCTAATAGCGGCATTTCGGGGATCAAATAAAGATGACCGTTTTCCACCTCAAAACATATCCCCTGCTGCTCCAATTGGAGGATTTCCTGTTGCAATTGCTGCGCGTCACAGCCTAAAAGTGCGGTCAGATTTTCCAATGAATTTTCAACGCCGCTCACCAATAACTCTAATAATTTCGCCATACTGTTTCCTTGTTGAAAGAATTGCCTCTATCATACGCCAAATGGCATTTTTTATAAATTTTTGTTCCCAATTTAACGTAAAATCTGTATAATTCTCCCGCAATATTTTTCCCTAAACACTCAACTAAGAGAGATATTGCAATGGCATTACGCATACAAAAAGAGGCATTGACGTTTGACGACGTTCTTCTCCTGCCCGCTCATTCTACCGTGTTACCGAACACTGCTAATCTTTCCACCCAACTCACTTCCACCATCCGCCTGAACATTCCAATGTTATCCGCCGCCATGGATACTGTGACTGAAGCCAAATTAGCAATTTCATTAGCGCAAGAAGGCGGTATTGGCTTTATTCATAAAAACATGACGATCGAACGCCAGGTGGACCGCGTGCGTAAAGTGAAAAAATTTGAAAGCGGCGTGGTGTCGGATCCGATTACCGTTCCGCCTAATTTAACCATCAGCGAATTAAAAGCCATTGCGCAAAAAAACGGCTTCGCGGGTTATCCCGTGGTAGATGCCGACAACAATTTAGTGGGCATTATTACCGGTCGTGACATTCGTTTCGTATCCAATGTCAATAAAACCGTTGCCGATTTTATGACGCCGAAAGATCGTTTGGTAACCGTTAAAGAAGACGCGCAACGTGAAGAAATTTTCCAACTCATGCACAAACACCGCGTAGAAAAAGTCTTGGTTGTGGATGATAACTTTAAATTGAAAGGCATGATTACCTTAAAAGACTATCAAAAAGCCGAACAAAAACCGAACGCCTGTAAAGACGAATTCGGTCGTTTGCGCGTAGGTGCGGCGGTTGGCGCGGGCGCCAGCAATGAAGAACGTATTGATGCCTTAGTAAAAGCCGGTGTTGACGTACTATTGATCGACTCCTCTCACGGGCATTCCGAAGGCGTATTGCAACGCGTGCGTGAAACCCGCGCGAAATACCCTAACTTACCGATTATTGCGGGCAATATCGCGACAGCCGAAGGTGCCATTGCCTTAGCGGATGCGGGTGCAAGCGCAGTGAAAGTGGGCATCGGCCCGGGGTCAATTTGTACCACCCGTATCGTAACAGGCGTGGGCGTGCCGCAAATTACCGCCATTTCCGACGCCGCAGAAGCATTAAAAGATCGTGGCATTCCAGTCATTGCCGACGGCGGGATTCGTTATTCCGGCGACATCGCCAAAGCCATTGCCGCCGGCGCCAGCTGCGTGATGGTAGGTTCGATGTTTGCCGGCACGGAAGAAGCACCGGGTGAAATTGAATTGTACCAAGGACGTGCGTTCAAATCTTATCGCGGCATGGGCTCCCTCGGCGCCATGGCGAAAGGCTCCAGCGATCGTTATTTCCAATCGGACAACGCGGCGGATAAGCTGGTGCCGGAAGGTATCGAAGGACGCATTCCTTATAAAGGCTTATTGAAAGAAATTATCCATCAACAAATGGGCGGTTTACGCTCCTGCATGGGCTTAACCGGTTGCGCCACCATTGATGAATTACGCACCAAAGCCCAATTTGTGCGCATCAGTGGCGCCGGCATTAAAGAAAGCCATGTACATGATGTGACGATCACTAAAGAAGCACCGAATTACCGCATGAGCTAATTCAACGCCTAAAAAGTGCGGTTGGTTTAAAAAACTTTTTTCAAACTGACCGCACTTTAATCTGCCCCCAAACCCGGGCATCTAATTTGAAGTGCAGATTATGCCCTACTCTTATCAATTTCATCTAAAAGTTATCAAACAGGTCACCGAACAGGATTTGGTATCCGTGAGGTGGCTAAACTTCATCAGATTCCTCATTCTCAAGTCATTTATTGATTAAAAGCCTTTCGTGAAAGAGGACTTGATGATCCACAGTGATATAAATAAATAGTCTAAGCAACATAAATGGGACTTAGTGGGTTAATCCTTGAAGAAGTGGGATAGATAAAATGAAAAAGAGTTACAGTATGTGAAACAGAAATAAAGATAAAATAAACAATAAAAAAAGGACTCTACAAAATTAGATCAGTAGAGCCGTTATTTTATGTGAACAGGTCAGGTTGCTTTTCCTTAACTATTTTATCCTGAACACGTTTAACAATCTTCCTCAAAGCATTCTCGGTCAAGTCATATTTACGCCCAAGCTCGCCCCAATTCCTACCATTAAAACTATTATAGATATCTAAATCACGTTGAGCGATTTTATAGAAGTAATCTTTAGGAAACGCAATGACCTGTCCGGCAAAGTTTTCGCATAAACAGTTGGCAACGTTAGCGCCAATCTGCTCACAAATGTCCTGCCCTAAGTTGTAATTTTTACATAGCGCAATCACCAGCGATTCGATTTCTTCAAGAAGTTCATGGCGGCGGATTTCCATTAGTGACGGTTTCATAAACTACTCCTTAATCGTTCTTTTTTGCCATTGCTTAAGGCGTTCCAACACAATCGACGCCTGCGCATTATTGAGCCAACTCACGAAAGGAATCGGCTCGCCCTGTTCATTTTTAGCGATATTTTTAACGAACGCATTTAAACCGTCTTCGCTTCTGTCTCTGATAATGCCTGCATCTGCCATTTCTAACCATTTCGCGCGGATTTTTTTAACGATATTACTGCTCACATGTGTGTAACTTGGTGGCGATTTACGTTTGCCGTCTTTAAAATACCCGCCGGAAACCTGAAAACCGCGTTTTTTCATGGCGTCCACAACCTTGTTTAACTCAATCAAATTCATCTGCATGCAGCTATCTTTGCCCACTGTATTAACAAGAAAAAGGCGATACACCTCTTTATCCATTTGTAGTTTGCTTTTCCCTATATGAATAAGCTGAATTAACTGCTTTCTTCTTGCTTCTTTTTGTTCCATTTTTATCCTCTCCGTCATATGAGTAAGCCTTCTCTCGCGAGAAGGCTGAATGATATGTTAGATTTTAAGAATAAAATCTATTCTGTTGGCGGTTTTGGTAACGGTTTCCAATGTGTTACACCTTCAAACTCTACACCGTCAAAACTGCAAAATCCCATACCATCTTCAAAGTAGCTGCCCGTTCTAATTAGCCACCCGGATTCGGATTCCGGTATCTTCATTGCAAATAAAACTTCACTCCAACCGTCTGGCAATCGCTCCGAACACTTAATCCATCCATTGTTTTGTGGATATTCAACAAGCACCGGATTGTCAACCATGTGAGTGTACTGATCACCGTAAATATCCTCCTCCTCTTTGGTGAGAGGTCGGGTTGGTAAATCAAACCCGCCTAATACAACCCCAAAGCACCCTTCTTTTATAGCGTTTTCAAGGTTGGTATCAAATCCATCATTAGCACCAAATTCAAAAGTTTGATCAACAAAATCTTGCGCTTTTGATTTAGCTTCTTCTAGTGTTTCATGTGTCGTGAACTCACGTTCTAACGCGTCATAAGCGAAATATTTAGTCATTGTCTTACCCCTAACTTCACTGTTTCTTTTCCGTTTACGCCGTGATTCAGCGTAACTTGTTGTCCTTGTCTGTAACCTGCGCTTTGTGATGTACCGTAATCTCTCGTGTCACCGGCTGATCGCACTTTTGTGTCACTCCATTTTTCATCCTCAAACATTGAGGTTTTATAGTGAGCCATTTTTTGTTTTTCTTGCGGTGTCATTGCAAATTGCTTCACATTTTGATTCACGCCGACAACCCACCCCTCGCAAAAGCGGTCGCCCCGTGAAATAAGCGTACTACGTTTCAGGCGTTTGCTTTGCGTATCTAAGAACGCTTTACGCGCTGTTTGCAATCTGCGATACAACACATCAAAACAATATGACGCAACTTCCGGACGCTCATCTGCACCGAAAAATACGACGTGCATCTTATTTTCGCCCCAATCTTCCCCGGGATATTGGTTACAAAGATACGCATCTACGCCGAATGCTTTCGTAACTATTGAGATTAACATGTGTACATAGCGGGCTGATTTAATCGCAGTTTTCTGCTTTGTGTGAGCTTGACTAAACTCAACCTGCGCCTGATTAATCCGGTTTTCCGCCATTAGTTTTTGTGCCTTTGCTAACGCACTAGCCGCTTCATGCGGATTAGTTGACTTACTCAATGCCAGTAGTTTCTTGATTTTTCTAAGCAGCTTGTCTTGTTCCATCTCTCACCCCAACACCGGCGTAATCCGCCACACCACACTTTTCATTTCTATGCTTGCCGCTTGTAACAGCTTCAAGCATGCCATTTCATCATCTTCGAGCCACATGTCTTTCGCCATTTCCACTTGTTCTAGGATTTGCGCCAGTTGGGCGGTGACTTTGATTTTTTTTCGGTCATTTTCAAACCTCCTCCGTTTCAATCACATCATCAATCTCGGTTATCGTGTGCGGCATGGCATTGACATCAATCTCATTTAAATCGAGTTTATTTAATGCCTCAATTGATGATTCTGCTTCCACTGTTACTTCAACCATGCAATAAAGGCGTGCGATATATTTCGCCATGTTGTCCTCCTAGTGTTGGGTATTGGCTTTTTTCTGGCAGTGCTGTGCGCGTGCAGAGCGCCAGTTGTGTTCGTCCGATTTGTTGGTGGCAAGGCAAGCCTTTAACCAACCGCTGTAAGCGCGGGCATATTCGCCCGCCCGTTCCAGTTCGGCAGCTTCGCTGCTTAACTTGCGATAAATTTCTCGTCTTTCGTTACTCATGTTTGCTCTCGGTTTGTATTGTTAAACTTATTTCTCAGTCCACTCCTTGAATGGGCTCTAAATCGGTTTACCAAAATTTGCTAATTATCACGATTAAAATCACGGAAAAGCAGAGGTAAAAGAAAAGCAGTGTTTGCAACATTTCATCCATGTTAATACCCGGCTTCGTCCAACAACCCCACAACCACGGCGAACACGGCGCCGATGATAAGGTAGGTCAACGGGTTGGTGAGCATTACGCCGCCTCCTGTTCAAACGGGGTGATCACAAAGTCTTCCACCCCGGTAATCACTTTAATGCCCGCAATGCCGGCAACCGCACTTTTCTCATTGAGAATCGCTTCTTTGTTGATTTCCTCTTTAGTGCGAATGAAACGCTCAAGCCCGTGAATACGTAAGTTTTGCAACACGGAATCCACACCGGTGACTTTCACGCTCGGGTTGCGCACACGCCAGGAAACCTCACCCGTCACCAAATTGGCGGTTTTGGTTTTGCCGCCGTTGGTGATTTGGTCGCGGTTCGCTTCGCTCCAATATTGCACCCCGTTGGAAAGGGTTTTAATGCGTTCCTGCAACGGGGCGAACTTGTCTTTGTAGTCTTCCGTGATTGCTGCGATTTTGTCGTTCATTTCCGCTTCCAGGCGTGCCACCTCGCGGTTTAAATCGCCGATGGTTTTAATATCGCCGGCGGCATCTTCGCGGGTTTGCGGTACATAAATTTGCGCGGTTGCTTTAACTCGGGTAGCTGATTTAGTCATTTAATAAACTCCTTAGTGAATAGTGATGTCGGGTTGATTTTTAAGGAAAGAAAACATAATGCGGCAACCGGCAATCATGGTTTCGGCGGTGCAAATAATGTGATCGTCTCCCTCGTTGGTTTGCAAAAACACCTCCGCTTTGCCACGGGCAATCCAGCGGTGGGTTAATGCGTTGTGTCGTACGGTGACAATCGGCACCGGTGCCAGAAAAACATGGCGTACGACTAAGCCGATTCGGTTGCACTCCATCACGGCTTTCTCGGCTAAATTAAGCTGGTTCAAGGCGTGCATCGTCGCCAGGCTTAACGGTTTCTGCGGTTTGGCTTGCGCCTTCTTCGCTTTTTTCGGTTTCATTGCTTAAACCACTTTAATCACATCGGCGGTGACTAACGGCGCGCCCAGTTCGGCGGCAAGATTCATCGCACCGGTGATCAGATTACCCACCGCTAACGGATAAAGCAGGCTGTGTTGGGTTTTGGCTCGACTGTTGCTCATCACCAAGCGATTACGCATAGCGTCTAATGCGTCACGGTCGAAAATATCTGCGGTTTTGCGTCCCACCGCTTTTAAGCGCCATGCCACATATTCCTCAAGGCAGTTATCCAACGGCGCCAACTCAACGATTTCGCAACGTTGCACCACCTCGCGCACCTCAAAGTTGCGTTCGGAAAGTTTCTGTTTCAGCTCAGGTTGACCGATTAACACAATGGAAAGCAGTTTTTTAAACCCGTCTTCCAACTCAAAAAAGCGTTTCAGGTGTTTTAATGTCGGCACCGGCAGGCTGTGCGCCTCTTCGATGATTAAAATGTGCTGATTGCCCGCGCGTGCACTGTCTTTTAATACGCGATGAAGCTGGCGAAAACGGGCTTCCGGTGAGCGCTTCACATTTTCCAACGGCGCCAGGGTGTTGATAATGCTTTCCGCGATGTGCGCGGCTTTAAGGGTTTTGCCCTTGAGGTCGTTGTCCTCCATGGCGATGATGTAGGGCTCAATCACAATCACCGGCAAACCGTCGTGATTAATGCGCTCAATCAAATCACGGCGCAGGGTGGATTTACCCGCACCGCTTTCACCGACTACCGCCATAAAGCCGCCAAAACGCGCGGTTTGAAACAGCGCTTCGCGCACATAACGTACATCGGGTGAGGAAAAGACTTCCTCTGCCGACCGCACTTCGTCGGTGAACGGGTTGCTAAAGAGTGAAAAATGTTTTTTAGTGGCTGGAAATAAAGCCTGTTTTGCGAGTAACATAGTGTCTTCCTCTGTTGTTATTGACTGCTCGTCATTGTTGGGGGAAACATCCGCAGGTGTTGGCGCATCTGCGGATTCTTCTTTTAAAAGCTCGGAAAGTGCGGTGGAAATGCCGAGTGTTTTTAACACCTCGGTCAACCGCGTTTTAAACTGCTCGGTGCCGGTTTTAATCAGCAAGCCGTGATTCACCAAATTAGTGATCACCGCCGGCGATACCGCCAAAAGCCCTGCCAGTTTGCGTTGAGAAATGCCTTTCTCTTCTAAAATTGCTTTAAGTTTCAACATAGTGCTGTCCTTTTAGCTGTTCACAACGCGTAACGGTTGCGCCGTTGCCGGTAAGTGCTCAAGCGCAAGTAATGCCTCAAGTTCCGGCTCCGTCATGCCGTTCGGGTAGCGCTGATTCAGCCATTTCATAGTGTCCGCGCTGTATTCACTGCCGAAACGGGCTTTAAGCCGTTTTGCTACCTCAATCGTGTTGAGAGGAGCAAGCTCAACACGCTTGGCGTTGGCGGTCAATTCGTGCTCTTGTCCGCGTTTCGGCATGAAATCGACATAATCGTGGTTTTCTACCACTTTGTAAGGGTTAATCCGACCGCCGAACAACGGCGCTTTGGCTTTCTTAGCGGCTTTCACTTCGTCGTCCGTTTGGGCGTCATAAGCAATGCGTTCCACCGCTTCTTTGTTATACTCAAACACGCTCTTGACGTGCGGTTTGTACTCTTCGCCGATAATCGCCGCATCAATCCGGAAACCGTGGTCGTCATATTGCACCGGCTCAAGCACAGTCCAATATTGATGCCCGTCCTCGTCCACCCGTTGCACCTGAATGCAGTCAGGGCGGTAAGGGTTTTTGCCGATAGTGATTTCGGTGCCCACCATAGCTTCGGTGACATGGCGCACATCGTAGGTTTTTGCGCCGAAGCTCACCGTCAATTCCGCACTTACTTTGCGGGTAGTCAGCTTGGTCACCATCAATTCGCGGCAAATGGCAAGGCTCGGGGCTATCACCAGTTGCTCTTTAGTGATGGCAAGCCACGCCTGATAGCGGGTTTTCTGGTGTCTGGAGTGTTTCACCGCGCCGTTAAAATACGCCATCCAGCGCGCCGCGCGTTCGTTCAGTTCGTCCAGTCCGCTCACGCTGGTAAAGCGCAAACCGCTTTCAAACTGGCATTCCACAATGTCATTGCCTTTTTCCACTTGTCCTTTGGCGCGCGGTTTTCCCGGTGCGTTGACCTGCAATTTAATGCCGAGTTGATTGCACAAATGGGCAAACATGGCGGAAGTATTCGCCGAGCCCGGGTCCAACATCACCATTTTCGGCACGCCACAAAACGGGTCTTGTGTGTTGCGTTTTTGCATCGCGTTGATAAAGCAATTGCACAGGTTTTCCGCACTTTCGCCGCCATACACGTATTGCACATAAATCACCCCGGATGCATGGTCGGTGATGACATAACGCCACACCCGTTGGTTTTCCACTTTCTTCACATTGGCAGGCTTGTTTTTATAAAACTCTTTCTCTTCCATGATGTTTAAGCCGTTGCCGCCGTCCGCCTGTTCTTTTAAGTAATAAAGCACACACAAAGACGGGTCGATTTGCCAACAGTGATTAGGGTGTAAACTCTTCATTGCGTTCACCGGTGCCGGGCGGGAGAGTTGTTCCGGGTGCAGGTTGTAGGCGCGTAATGCGCGGCTGACCGCACTCTCTGAAAGTAAACGCACTTCCCCCGTGCTTTCGTCAATGTATTCCGCTTTGATTTCGTTGTTGGCACGTAACACTTCCAACACACTCGCCAAACTCGACATCACTTTGTTGTGCACGCCGCGACGGCAAGCCAGCCAATAAGCGGAAATGGTTTGCGCTTCGTCTAACCCCAGGGCGACATTGCCCTTGTCGTTGCGTTGTTTGCGGGCTTTTTTGGCGCTGATCTGTTTGAGTTCGCGCATTAACGTGGCATGGCTGATATTCAATAACTCACACGCTTGCGCATACACTTCACCTTTTCTGCCGTGCGGGGCGGAAGCGGCTTGTTGCGCTATTTCGAGGAGTTTTTCGGATAAAATCGCCATAACGTAAATCCTTATTGGTTGTCACCGTTTAAAATGGCGTTAAATTGGGCGTCGTAGTCAGGCGCCTGAAAGTCCGCTCTGTCCCATTCCGGTGTGTTGTCACCGTCCGCAAGGCGTGGCAGGTTAAATGCAGTGCGTAATTCATTCAGAACAAGCTCAATTTCGGCAAGTGTACCCACCATAAATTGTTTATGGTCGATGCCGCTTTCTTGTGTGTGGCTATCTAAGGTTTCAAAAGCTTTCCACACTTGTCCGCGCAAAATGGCTTCCGCGTTATATGCCAGTTGAGAGGTGGATTTACGTAACAAGCCGCCTTTTTCATCCGGTGTCAGCGTGTTGATGTGATTTTTCTTCTTCTCAAGCTCAATATCGAGCTGATTAATGCGGTCGTTCTTGTTTTTTAACACTTTGCTTTGCGCTTCATAGTTCGCTTGGCTTTGTTTTAACTGATCTTCCAGCACTTGTTTTTCGTGCGCATGTTTTGCCGTCAGTTCTTCGATTTTCTCCAGCAGTTCTTCCTTGTCGGCGCCTTCGGTGAATTCGGCATCCACAATTTCGGCACGGGCATCTTCCGGTAATTTGCGGAGTTTGCGCAGGTCGCGGTAGCCTAAGCCGAGGCGTTGGGAGGTTTCGAGGAAGGATTCGCCAAGAGTATTTAAATTAAGTAAGTCTTGATCGATTTTTTCGACACTGAACCCTAAAGCCTCACAAAAGTCTCTAAAAGTCGTAACCGTTACGAGTTTTCCTTGTGGGTTATAAATATCTAACCCCTTGTATTGTTTAGATTGTTTGATTTCATTGATTGCTTTTAAAGTCGTAACGGTTACGAGTTTCTGCGTAAAATCAAACGCTTTAATCATGCCGATAAGCTCGTGTGCTTGCGCTTTATCTTGAGTCATTTGCTTTGCCACAAGGGCTTCAGTTTCTTGTTGTTGTGCTAAAGTGAGATCTGTCATGGTTAGTGTCCTTATCTATAAAGTGCGGTATTGATACGTTGTTTAGTTTCTTCCGCCCGTTGAATATTGAAATCGATTTCCGCCATGTGTTTTGTGGCGATTTGGGCAAACAGTGGCGTGAAGGCAAAATCATTTGTGGCTAATTTATGAACAAATCCTTCCTCAATTAAAACCGCTAAAGCTCGGCTTACATTCACTGCACTTTCACCGGTCGCTGCTGCAATTTCTTTATTGCTCATGCCAAGGTAAGAGCGGTGTTGCATTGCTTTGATAATGCGTAAAACCCGCGCTGCACTATTGCTTTTCTCTTTGTTCATTTTCCACCTCTTTACTTCACAAAACGGGATGCAACGGCAAGCGGAATGCCGAACTCTTGTGCCAAGTCACGGGCATCACGGTTGCGCCCGTTGTTTTTGATGGCTTGGTTGTCGATGGCTTTTTTTACTTTGCCGGCGCGGTATTGGCTGGCTAAATATTTAATGTAGAGTTTGGTAACTAGGCGTTTCATTTTGATCTCCTTAGGCGGTAAGGTTGTGCTGCGGTTGTTTTTTCATGCCAAGGGCAATCGCTGCGAGGTGGGCTTCGCCCCATGTGCCCTTGCCTTTGCCCCGTAAAATATCGGTCACGGTTTGCACCTTTAAGCCCATGGCACGGCACCATTCACTGCGGTTAATACCGTGCATAATGAAGTATTGATGAGCGCTTTCTACCGTTTGCGGATAAGGTAGCGGCTTAAGATTATTTTGCTTTTTCATCGTGTTTCCTTGTGGTAAATTGTGGTTCATTTGTTGTTTGATGGAGAAACTGATGGAAAATGACAAACTCCCCAACCCAGAGGATTACTTTGAGCAAAAGTACGCCATTGCAACCATAAGCGGTGTAAAGCGCATGGCGTGGGATCCGATGAAAGATCTAATTGCGTTAGAATTATCCACGCCAAGGAAACCCGTTGTTCTAGCGGTAACTCAGAAAGGAGCAGAAGAATTAATTTATGCGCTACAGACATTGCTTGAAAATCGTCCTGATTGGACTGAGCAATAGAGAGCGTGTCGCATAGTGTTTCGCCATTAAACGATTCTTTTATTTTGTGGCGATGTTCGCGAATAATTTGCAGAAACTTTTTTTCAAATTTAGTAAGCATAATTACGTTCCTTTTTATGGGTTGAATAGGTTCGTTTTGTGTTGATGTGGTAAATTATGAACATTCGTTCTTATTAAATCAAGAGAAATTTAGAACAAATGAGTATAAATAATAGAGTTTGCTTAATTATTGAACAATTTGGCGGGAGTATTACGAAGTTTTCTGAACGTTCGGGTATCAATTATCGTTCTGTGCAAAATTATATGCGTGGAGATAGAGAACCAAACTCGGAAGCCTATTTGAAATTTGCACAACTGGGTATAAACATTAATTGGCTTTTAACTGGAGAAGGTGAAATGTTTATTGGTGGCAATCTGATTGAAAGCAACTTAACCCAACAAGAACAAAGTCTCATTGAAGACTATCGAGAAAGCAATGAGCAGGGTAAAGAAGCGATAGAAAAAACGGCAAGAGCCTTATCGGAGGTTGCGACACTTACGAATAATAAAGTAGCTTAATAATTAAAATTAACTAAGGAAATAATATGATTGATACAGAGTTGCTATACGATGCCAGATTGGCTCATAAAACGGGTGATTATCATTTAGCACGAGATTTATATCAAGAAATTGCCTACTGCTATAATGATTTCAGCGAATTGGAGAAAGAAGCGTTTACTAAAGAAGTAGCTAATTTTGCCGGCGATGACCCAATGTATAGAGATATTTTACTTCTCGTTATTTCTCAAATCCAACAAGCGCAAGAACCTATTCTACAAAGTAAACTCACCAATATTATAAAGCAACAATACGGCGAACGTGGTGCGGAATTATTACGTTACGTGCTTTATTATGCTGATTATCGTGATGAGTTAAAGCGGGTTAAAAAGGGGCGTAGTTACTTGCTTTTGTTACCATCAATGCAAATTGAAACGACAACGCCGAAAAAACCGAGATTAACTAAAAAAACAAAATCAACCAGTAAAACTCAAGTGGAGTCAGATGAAGAAATAGAAAGGAAAGAGGCTTTAGCACGGTTAAAAAGGTTGCGAGCAAGAGATGCTGCAATCCTGGCGGAATTTAAGGAAAAACAAGTAAGAGAAGCCCCTTTAAAAAAGGATGAACATAAACCAATGAATGGAGAGATCTCCGCTGCCATTGTTATTCTGTTCTTAATTATCTTTTTAGCTTTTATCAAGCATTAGACGCCGCCGTATGCACATCGCTTTCCTGCAAAAGTGCGGCATAAAAGACAATATTTTGGAATATATCGACAAAGAATAAATAAGAAACTAATAAAATAACCGGAGGAAACATGTTTAAGGAGGCCATAGAAACTGCCAAAACTATCAAAGAAGCCTGGGATAAAACCAAACAGTTGGAAGACAATTTAAACCATCTGCGTGAATTAAATGAAACTAGCGCCAAAACGTTGGAAATAGGCAAGATGACTATTGAGCTTCAGCAACTAGTTACATCGTTACAGCTTGATTTGCGAACGTTGAAATTCAATCATCCAGACTTGGAAGAGAAAATTCGACAATATGAAAAGTTTGAAATGGAGAAAGACAAGCACTCGCCATATCAATTTCCCAGCGGTGCAGTGGTTTATCGCCCAAATCAACCCATTACTAATTCTGACGGGAATCCCCTTAACTATTATTTGTGTGCACATTGTTATGAATAAAGTAAGAAGTCGATACTTCAGCCGGGCGAAATAGTGGAAAGTTATAGAACGTTTAAATGTCATTGTTGTACCTCCGTTATTTTATATGAATACATAGAATGGAGCGGACCAATCAGTACCAGCAGACATCATGATTCAGATTGGGGTGATTATTGATAAAACAGGGCTTTCGCCCTGTTTTTTTATTTACTTTGCGTCGCTTCAAACATCCGCTGTTTCGCCAAATAGCCTTCCAACATCCAGATTTTGTCTTCCGCATTGTCACGGGCGATTTTTCTGCCAATTTCGGTGTCATAAGTTGCTAATGACAGGCACGCGCTTTCGCCGGTCACGGTAAAGCCGTTTTGCAATGTCAGCACGCAAATTGTCAACACGCCAACATGTACATATTCGACGGATTTAATAACGGACTTGATATGTTCATAAGTGAGTTTTTCCATAGTGTTTCCTTGTTTGGTATGGGGTTCGATAATGGGCGGTAAGTCGTATGGCTTGCCGCGCGGCGTTAAATGGGAAAACGGTTGATACATTACATTTTCAGATCCTTTCTTTGTGGTTTTTCGGTGCGCTTAGTTTGCGCGTTTGAGCATCAAAAATATTCTAAAGGCGGAAAAAATACGCGGAATTAATAAAAAGCTAATCTACAAACTCCAAACCACCCATTTATCAACATAAGGAGTTTTTATGAAAGGTTTTTTTAATGCGTTAAAGCACGGTCGTCTCTTATCTTGGGTCGTTTCCGCGTTGTGTTTGTTCGCCCTCATCGGCATAGTTTCTCCCGTGCAGTTGCCGGTTGTGTTGTATAAGCTCGCCTTGGTGTCTATCGCCTCAATTATCGGCTATCACCTTGACCGCGCTTTATTTCCTTATTCCAGCCCCGGCAGTTATTTGCGTGAACGCTGGAATAAACGCGAATCTAAAATTGCCATCCGTCCGGAAAACACACCGGAATACCCAGTTTGCGACGGCTATTTAACCGTGTTTGCGTTAGTCGTACTACGCCGTGCATTAATCGTCGGCGCAGTCATTTTGGGCGTGACATTGGGGCTGTAATTATGCGCGTGGTTCATCGCACCAATAAGTGCTTCAAATATTGCTGTTATCCCTTTGTGTCGCTGTTGCTATCCTCGCTTTTATGCGTACCGTTAGCCCTTGCCACACCGGCAAAAGCCGAGCAATATCAACGCACGCTCACCCGCGAAAGCTACGCCGTATGGGGCTTAAATGCCCCGATTCCGGTGTTTGCCGCACAAATTCATCAAGAATCGCAGTGGAAAACGACCGCACTTTCCCCCGTCGGTGCGCAGGGTTTGGCGCAGTTTATGCCGAAAACCGCCGATTGGATCTCCACACAGTACCCCGAACTTGCCGATAATCAACCGTACAATCCGGACTGGGCGTTGCGCGCATTAGTGCACTATAACCGCTTTAACTATGAGCGCATTGCCGCCCGCACCGAATGCGACCGTATGGCATTTATGCTGTCCGCGTATAACGGCGGGCTTGGTTGGGTGCAAAAAGACAAGCGCAAAGCCCGGTCGCAAGGGCTTGACCCGCTTACCTACTGGCAAAGCGTGGAACTTGTCAACAGCGGGCGCAGCCGTGCGAATTTTGCAGAGAACCGCGGCTATCCGCAGCGCATTATTTACCGCTGGCAACCGCTTTATATCAACTGGGGGATTCCGCAATGTTTGTAAGAGCATTAACCGCATTTCTGAAATCCGACATCGGCACATTGATGATTAATTGCGTGCTGGTTGGTCTGTTTACCTGCTGGAGTAGTTATCAAGCCTATCAACGCGGTGTCGCCGATACAAAAGCCGCCTACGAACAGGTGGAAAAAACGCAAATTAAGGGGCAGTTAGACCGCCTGGGGCGTGACATCATGGCGGCGACTATTGTAAGTCAAGCGATAATTACTAAACTTGCCGATTATCAAACCGAGGGAGAACGAACAACTCATGAACTGCAACAAAGTCTTGCGAAAAACGGGCATAGCCGTCGCGATTGCCACTATCCTGCTGACAGCCTGCTCAAACTCAGTGAGGCCCGCACCAGAGCAACCAAAGCCGCTACCGCCGGCATTAGCGGTACCATGTCAGGCGCTACCGCCGCTCCCGCAAAATCACAGTGATGCGGTCTTGGTGGCTTTAAAGCAAATGTATGATTTATACGGCATTTGTGCCGGATTGCACATTGACTTAATCAATTATGTGCAGGGGGAGAAAAAATGACGGAAGTCAGCACATGGCAGGTCATTACGTTTTTTGTGAGCCTTGTCATCACTATCATCGGGATGCTTATCGGCTTCGGCAAGATTCTGCTTGCGCAATTTGAGAGCAAACTGAATGAAAAATTTAAGTTTACCGAAAACCGGTACCAACAGCTCCATCAAGACATCAAAGAGGCGCGCAGATTATCGGAAGCCGCCAACAATATCGTCATGGAACTAAAGATAAAAATGCCGGAAGACTATCAAAAACGCGACGACGCAATTCGTAGCGAGACCGTTAATTCGGCGCGGTTTGATGCCATCAACGAAAAGTTAGATAGAGTTATTTTAATGTATGGAAGAAACTAGCATGATTGAATTTGAAAAAAACAAACGCGAACACGTCCGCTGGTTGATTTTGTTGACGCTTGACCATGCCCGCCCCATCGGTGCGGCGGAAAGTTTGATTTTAACCACTATCCAGAGTGTGCCAATGCAACTGACCGCCCTTGAGTTACGCCGCGAAATGGACTATCTGGCAGGGCGTAATCTGGTTGAATTGCGCGGGCGCGACACTGCCCGCTGGCACGCAAAATTGACCTCTGAAGGCGTTGATTTTGTGGAATACACCAGTGAGTCTATCCCAGGCATTGCCCGCCCTGAAAAATACTGGTAGGAGGGATTATGCCGAAACGTTCAACCGTTAAACAACTGCCTCAAGTCGTCAAAGACTGGCTGGATGCCGCGCTGGTCGAAAATAACTTTAGCGGCTACAGCGCGTTGGAAGAAGCGCTTAAAGCACGCGGTTACGACATTTCACGCAGTGCGGTACATCGTTACGGACAAGCGCTGGAACGCCGTCTAGCCGCCGTAAGAGCCTCTACCGAAGCGGCAAAAGTGATCTCCGACCATGTCAGCACAGACAAGGGAGCTCAAAGCGACGCTATTTTAGAGCTTATCCAAAGTGAAATGTTTAATGCATTGATGAGCCTGGAGGGGCTTAAAGAAGAGGAAGACCCAATGAAACGGCTATCCATTTTGTCGTTTATTGGTAAAAACATCAGTCCGCTTATTGGTGCCAGTATTAATCTGAAAAAATATCAAGCCGAAATCAAAGCTCGCGCCGAAGCCGCCGCACGGGAAGTGGATGAAGTAGTGAAGAAAAACGGATTAACCGAAGAAACTGCCGACCAAATCCGTAAACAAATTTTAGGAATTGTATGATGACCGAGCCCAACTTAGATGCTATCGGTATTTTACCGTTTGAGCAATCTGCGGTGTCGTTGCAAGTGCAACAACACTATAAAACACCGATGTTGTTTCTGGGGTATCAGCAACGTTGGTGCGCGGATTTAACTCCCGTTAAAGTCTGCGAAAAATCCCGTCGTGTCGGTTTATCATGGGGGGAAGCGGGAGATTCCGCGTTGCTTGCGTCATCGCAAAAAGGTATGGACGTTTGGTACGTCGGTTACAACAAAGAAATGGCGCAAGAATTCATTCGCGATTGTGGTGACTGGGCAAAAGCTTACGGACTCGCTGCCGGCGAAATTGAAGAAACCGAAGAGATCTTCAAGGAAGGCGACGAAGAAAAAGCCATTCTGGCTTATGTTATCCGCTTTGCCAGCGGCTGGCGTATTACGGCATTGTCTTCCCGCCCCTCTAACTTACGGGCTAAACAAGGGCGTGTGATTTTAGACGAAGCCGCATTCCATGATGATTTGGCAGAGCTAATGAAAGCCGCAATGGCGCTCCTAATGTGGGGCGGTCAGGTGCACATTATTAGCACTCACAATGGCGTCGATAATCCGTTTAACGAGCTGATAAGCGAGGTTAAAGAGGGCAAGAAGCCTTACAGTCTGCACACTATAACTTTTGATGACGCCATTAAAGACGGGCTTTATAAGCGCATTTGTTTACGCCTTGGGCGCGAATGGACGCAAGAAGCGGAAGACGCCTGGGTGGCAGAAATCCGGGCGTCTTACGGTGATGCCGCCTCCGAAGAGTTGGACTGTATCCCGCGCAACTCGGGCGGTGCATGGCTTACCCGTGCGCTCATTGAAAGCCGTATGAGCAAAGACACGCCGCTCATTCGCTTAACCAAAACCGATGACTTTAGTCTTGTTGTCGAGACCGTGCGCTATGTCGAAATCGAAGAATGGTGCGAGGAAAACCTTTTGCCGGTGTTGCAGGCATTACCGAACGGACAACGCAGCTATATCGGCGAAGACTTTGCGCGCAGCGGCGACTTATCGGTGATTTGCGTAGGACAAGAACAGCCGGATTTAACGTTAAAAGAAGTGTTGGTGCTGGAAATGTCAAAAATCCCGTTTAAGCAACAAGAGCAGATTTATTACTACATCGCCGACCGCTTACCTCGCTTTTCCAAAGCCGCGAACGACGGACGCGGCAACGGGCAATTTTTATCCGAGGCGGCATTTGACCGCTACGGGCAAGTCGTGGAATCGGTAATGTTAAGCGAGTCATGGTACGCCCAACACGCGCCACCGTTTAAAGCTGCGCTCGAAGACGGCACTTTCCACGGTATTCCGCACCACACCGATATGATGGACGACTTGCGGGCATTTAAAGTGGTTAAAGGCACACCGCGAATCCCCGATAAACGCACCACCGGCGCAAACGGCACACAACGCCACGGCGACGCAGGTATTGCCAAGCTGTTGTTGTATTACGCTTACCGCACCGACGAGGGCTTTGAGATTGATTTTAAAGCGGGGCAACGCCGCACGGGCGCCGACTTATTCGGCACGTCGTCAGGGTTTTCATCGCGCGGTTTCGGCACGGTGCGCGGGCATAATAATTTTAGAGGATTTTAGCTTATGGGTTTTGCAAATTGGTTTAAAAGTAAAAATAAAAAACCGGAAACCAACCGCACTATCGCCGGCACCGGTGACGGACAGGACATCACCAAAGCGTATATGGGTGAACTGGCACAACCGGAAGACGGCGTGCTACGCGGGCGCGGTAACGGCGACCTGTCGCTTTATGAAAAGGTTTTAAGCGACGAGGAAGTAAAACGCACTTTTACCCAACGCCAAGACGCCCTCGTTTCCCGCGAATGGACGGTAGAGCCCGCAAGCGACGAACCGCAAGATGTGGAAGCCGCGGACTTTATCCGCGACTGGGTTGCCGAAATCGGTTTTGACCGCATTACCAAGCTCATGCACTACGGCATTTTTTACGGCTACGCCGTAGCGGAGTTGGTCTATCGGATTAATGATGACGGTAAATATGTGGCGGACATTAAAGTGCGCAACCGTCGCCGTTTTCGCTTCACGCCGAAAGGCGAATTGCGCCTGCTCACCCGCGACAATCAAACCTCCGGCATTGAGTGTCCCGCACCGTATTTTTGGAGTTTTTGCACCGGCGCCGACCATGACGACGAACCCTACGGCATCGGCTTGGCGCACTGGCTTTACTGGTTGAGCTTTTTTAAGCGTAACGGCGTGAAATTTTGGCTGATTTTTTTAGAAAAATTCGGCATGCCGACGGTATTGGGGCGCTACGGTAAAAACGCCAGCGAAGCCGACCAGAAAAGACTATTAGAGGCGGTAGAATCTATCCAGTCCGACAGCGGCATTGTGATGCCGTTAGATATGCCCATTGAACTATTAAGCCAAGGGCGTACCGGCAACGGCTCCTACAAAGAGCTATTTGATACGATGAATGAGGGTATCCAACGCGTCGTGCTCGGGCAAACCTCCTCATCAGGCGGCACGGCTGGACGTCTGGGTAATGATGATTTACAGGAAAAAGTGCTGGAATCCATTATCAAAGCGGACTCTGACGTGATTTGTGAATCTTTTAACCGCGGTCCGGTGACATGGTTAACTCAAATGAATTTTGCCAACGCCCGCCCGCCGCGCGTATTTAGAGTGTTTGATGAGGCGGAGGACCTAACTCAAAAAGCAAATCGCGACAAGATTATTTTTGAGACTACCGGCTATCGCCCGACCTTGGGACAAATCCAGGCGTCTTACGGGGGCGACTGGGAAAAAACGGAAGCCCCAAATAATGATGACCCGGTACCCAATAAGCCCGGCAAGAAAACGGCGGACTTTGCGGGCGCGGTAGAAAAAGACATCCCTGCGCACATGGTTGACCTGCTCGACGATAACCTTGCTCCTGTGATTGATGATTGGGTGGGCAAAGTGCGCGCACTTGCCGACCGCGTGGAATCGCTCGAACAGTTGCGCGATGAATTGCTGACAATCCTGCCTGATATGAGCCTTGAGCAATATTCCGCCGCCATGGCGATTGCGCTCAATGCGGCGAATTTAAGCGGACGCGAATCAGTCGCAAGCGAGGCGGGCAATGAGTAAAGTCGCGTATGGGCGTGTGCCGTTTAATGAGCAGATTGAGTTTTATAAGCGCAAAATCCCGACGCCTACTTCAACATGGACGGATATTTACAACGCCGAGCATGATTACGCGGCAGTAGTTGCCGGTGCTAATCGACGTGAAATCATCGAAGACTTTGCTAACGCCATCCAGGACTTTATCGCTAATGGCAAAACCCTGGAAGACTTTCGCAAGGATTTTGACAATATCGTCGCGAAACACGGCTGGGATTATCACGGCGGGCGCAACTGGCGCAGTCGTGTTATTTATGAAACCAATCTGCGCTCAAGTTACCAGGCGGGACGCTATGCGCAACTGCAAGAACTGAAAGACGTCATGCCGTACTGGGAATACGTCCACAGCGACGCCGTCAGCCACCCGCGCATTGAGCATTTGCATTGGGACGGCTTGATTTTGCGTAATGATGATCCTTGGTGGCAAACCCACTTCCCGATCAACGCCTGGGGTTGTCAATGCACGGTTATCGGACGCAATCAAGAATACATGGACCGCAACGGACTCAAAGTGGATAAAGCCCCTAACATCGAATGGGAAGAACGTCTTATCGGCGCGCGCGGGTTGAATCCGCGCATTGTGCAAGTGCCGAAGGGTATTGACCCCGGCTTTGAACACATCCCGGGCGCATCACGCTTAAACAGCCAAACCCCACCGCCGTTAGACAGCAGCGGACAACCGCGCCGCGTGGAGTTTTATCCGCACCGTAGCGATACCCCAATTCCAATGCCGACACCGCGTAAAGTGCCATCGAATCTATTGTTACCCGAAGGCAAGGAGGATGGGTTTTATATCAACGCATTTTTATCGGAATTCGGCGCCACCGCAGAAAACCCCGCGATATTTAAAGACGTGCTGGGTGAAAGCCTGGTAATTAGTGACGCCTTGTTTACCTCGCGCAGCGGTCACTCAAAACTTAAAAAACGTGGGCGCGAAGTGTATTTAAAGATTTTAGCCATGGCGTTGAAATCGCCCGATGAAATCTGGACGCGCGCCGAATATCATCACCACTTGAAACTGCTAACCGTGCGCCGTCGTTATATCGCCCGCTTTGAATTAGACGGCGACGGACATAATGTGCCGGCATTGGCGGTGTTTGATGTAGGACGTGACGGCTGGGAAGGAACCACGATATTTGCGCCGGACAAAGAAGAATATTTAGAACAAGTGCGCACCGGTGTGATGTTATATTACCGGGATGATGAAGACTAAAAAACTCACCCGCCGCCACAGGTGAGTTCTCGCCGGGTGTGGGATTGGAGGTCCTGGCGGGGACTGCCCACCCGATGCGTTGAAATCAATATAGGACAAAATATGACCGCAGTCAACATCGAATTAGATATTAAAGAGCTTAGTCGCTTGCTGGATAAAGCGGTGGCGCGTTTAAGTCGCCCTAAGCTGATGTTTGCCGAAATGGGCGAAGAATTATTAGCGATCCATTTTGCCCGCTTTACCGCACAGCGAGCCCCCGACGGTACGCCGTGGGCACCGCTTAAAGACTGGTACCGCGAAAGCAAAAAGAAAAACGCCGACAAAATTTTAACCCTCGACGGGCATTTAAGTGGTACACTGCGCTACCAGGCAAGCGATAGCGGCGTGGTATTCGGCTCCGACCGACCTTACGCCGCCACCCATCAATTCGGCGGAACGATCACCGCAAAAAATGCCAAAGCGTTAAACGTGCAGGGACGCCCGGCGAAAAGCGTCACGATTCCTGCCCGCCCATGGCTCGGCTTGTCGGCGGATGATGAGCAACGATTAATCGAAATTGCCCGCAAACACTTAAAAAACGAATTTAACGCGTAAAACGCGCGTATTTACGTTTTAATCGTGAATTCGATAAGTTATAGCTCAAGTTCGTTTTAGCGTGTTTATAAACGTTTATAAACGCGCTTAACGCGATATATCCCCTCTTGCTTATCCTGCATTTGTAAAATCACCCCGATTATCTTTCCAACCGCGGAAAAAATACACTGATCTGCGACCTCGTCATAATGTGCACATCAAGACACATAACGAGGTTGTTTATCCGTGAAACTCACCAAAATGGAAATCATGCGCGTCGGCACCTACACCGCCATGGACGGGCGCGAAATTAGCTTTTCGCAATCTGCACTAGAAGATTTGAGCGCGCAATATGATCCAAAACTATTCGAATCGCCGATTGTTATCGGTCACCCCAATCTCACCGCTCCGGCTTACGGCTGGGTGAAACAGACCAGCGTGGAGGACGGCATACTTTACGCCCACGTGGGACAAGTTGACGCAGCCTTTGCCGAAGCGGTGAATGCCGGACGCTACAAAAAGCGCAGTGCATCCATTTTCCTGCCGGAAACTACCGGCAATCCGAAACCCGGTCATTATTATTTACGTCATGTAGGCTTTTTAGGCGCCGTACCGCCCGCAGTGAAAGGCTTGGCAGACGTAAACTTTGCCGAAAGCCAAGGCGGTGAGAATGCGTTTGCCGACTTTGCTTTTGAAGAATCCGAATCTGCTAACCCCAAACCACAGGAGAAAACCATGAACGAAGCAGAACAACAAGCCGCCATTGAAGCCGCCGCCGCAAAACTGGCAGCCGATGAAGTGGCGAAGAAAGAAGCTGATTTTGCCGCACGTGAAGCCGCTATTGCCGACCGCGAGAGCAAAGTTAAAGCCGCCGAGGAAGAAAAAGCCAAAGCGGAAGCCGAAAAACAGAAAAAAGAAGCCACCGATTTTGCCGACAGCCTGGTGAAAGCGGGCAAGTTATTGCGGGCGCATAAAGCGGGATTGGTTGAAGTGATGGTGCAACTGGGCAATGCCCCGGTGTCGTTCTCCGACGGCTCACAAACCGTCTCCAAGTCGTCTATTGACGTATTAAAAGACGTACTTAACACCAAACCGGTCGATTTTTCTGAAAAATCCGGTGAGCAGGGCGAAAAAGACAAAGACGCGGTAGATTTTGCCGACGGCGCGTCTATCGCTAAAGCGGCAACCGCATATCAAGCGGAACAAGCGAAAGCGGGCGTTGAGATCTCAATGACCGAAGCAGTAAATCACATCATGCAAGGAGCAAGTAAATGAGCCAAACCCCTGAATTAATCGTTGCATATGTCACCGAGGGCAAAATCGAAGGTTATCACATTGTCGCTTTCGGCGAAGAAAAAAATGGCGCAAAACAAGCGACCGCCGCCACCGATAAGCTAATCGGTATTTCTACCCGTGTACCGAAAGATCCGGGCGAACATGTTGATGTTGTGCGCTCCGGCTTATACCCGGTGATGTACGGTGCCGAAATCAAGCGCGGTGATTGTTTAACTGCCGACGCGCAAGGTCGCGCCGTAAAAGCCACCGCAAAACAGGCTTATATCGGTTTCGCCGAAGAAGATGGCGCAGAGGGTGATTTAGGTTCTCTGTTCATCGCCCCGGGTTTTGCTGCTGAATAACCCGTTCATCAAAATTAAGCGGAAACTGTAATTAATTTTCACCCATTGAAAAAGGATAAAAAATGAGTAAAGCAAATTTTCCGGTCAATCCGGTATTAACCGCGATTGCGATTGCGTACCGCAACCGTCGCATGATTGCCGATGAGGTATTGCCACGTACCACCGTAGCAAAACAGGAATTTAAATACCTCAAACATGATTTAGGCGAAGGTTTTACGGTGCCTAAAACCATTGTTGGTCGTACATCCCGCCCGAACCAAGTGGAATTTAGCGCCATTGAATTGACCGCCTCCACCGAAGATCACGCATTAGACGCGCCGGTGCCGTTGGTTGATATTAAAAATGCGCCGGCAAACTACGACCCGGACGGTCGTGCCGTAGAGCAAACCATCAATTTAATTGATTTGGCGCGTGAAGTGCGTACCGCTGGTCTTGTATTTAACAAAAAGTCCTACGCTAACGGCTTAGTGAAAACATTAAGCGGTAACGAACAATGGACGCACGATGAATCTGATCCGATTAAGCAGTTATTAGCGGCATTAGATGCGCCGATTATGCGCCCTAACATTATGATTTTAGGTCAGCAAGCCGCCACCGCATTGCGTACCAACAAAAAAATCATCAAAGCATACAACGGCACCTTGGGCGATAGCGGTTTAGTGCCGTTAGAGTTCCTGCGTGAATTGTTCGAGCTGGATAATATCTTGGTCGGTCAGACTTTGGTTAATACTGTCAACCAAGCCAAGAAACCTGTACTTGCCAAAGCTTGGGGCGGTCACTGCTCATTGATTTATCGTGACGCATTAGCCGATACCCAGCACGGCACCACATTCGGCTTAACTGCCCAATTCGGCAGCCGTGAAGTGCGCACAATCTTTGACGAAGACATCGGCTATCGTGGCGGCAACCGTCACCGTGTGGGCGAATCCGTCAAAGAGCTGATTACCGCACAAGATCTAGGTTACTTCCTGGAAAACGTTATCGCATAAGGTCACCTCATGTATATCACACTGCAACAGTTAAGCGAGAAGCCGGGCGTGATGGAACTGGCGCAAGTTACCGCCCAGGTGGGGCAACCCCCTGCCGACTGGCGCATTATCGGCAAAATCATTGACGGCGAGGATACTTCCGGGGAACAACCGGAAGCCCTAGAAAAAGCGCAACAGGCAATCACCCGCATTGAAGAAGTGATCGCCGACGCCGATGCGTTAATTGACGGTTATTTGCGTCAGCGCGGCTATAAGCTGCCGTTTAAGCAAACACCGCGCATTTTAACCACTTGGGCGCGTAGTCTTGTCCGTTATTACCTGCACCAGCATTTGCCGGCGAAGGAAGCGGATAACCCAATCGTGCGCGACTATCGGGATACGCTCAAATTGTTGCAGTTGGTTGCAGAAGGTAAGTTTTCGCTCGGTCTGGAAGATGAGCTCACGCCCATCAGCGGACTGCCGAAATTTAGCAAAAAAGCCAGCGACCGTGTGTTTACCGCCGAAACCCTCAAGGATTACTAATGCAATACGGACCGTTTGACTTAAAGCATGTTATTGAGCAACTCAAGCCGTTACAGCCCGAATACATTTCCACGTTGGGTTCTACCGCAGAATATCGCTCTATTACCGATGTGAGTCTTGCCGGTTTGCCGACGCCCGCGGTGTTTGTCGTGCCCAACGGTGAAATCGGGACGCTCAATGATGTTGCAGTGCGTCAAATGATTACCGTGAGTTTTTCGGTTATCGTGATTGTGCAGTCGTATCAGTACAACAACGACGCGCCGCATTTAAGCATTAGCAATCCGGTTATCGGCAAAATCCGGGAACAGTTGATGGGCTGGCGTCCACCGCTACCGGGCGCAAAAGAAACCTTTTTTGTGCGCGGTGATGTAGTGGATTACAGCAACTCTTATCTGGTCTGGATGGAGACCTATCAAACAAAAGTCATCATGGGGAGAAACCGATGAAGCAAATTAAATTAAACCAATCGCACGTCCACGCCGGTGTTGGCTATTCGGCTGGAGATGTGATTGACGTAACCGACGCCGATGCGGCGTATCTCGTCCGCCATCAAATTGGCACAGCAGTTAAAAGTGCGGATGAAAATACCGGCAAAAATGCCGACAAAGCGGAACAACAACCGCCCCAAGCCGAGCAAACCGAAAACCCCGGCAGCGATGCCGAAACAGTGCCGTCTAACGGCGAAATTAACGAATCCGAACAAGGAGAACAATAAATGGCACACATTGAAACCTATTCTTACGGACAAGGAAAGCTTTATCTTGCCGTGCGTGACGCAACCGGCAAAGTGGGCACGCAACGCTGGGTGGGTGATGTGTCCGAACTGTCTATCTCATTGAGTGTAGAAAGTTTTGAGCACACCGAATCTTATTCCGGCGCGCGCCAAAAAGTGCGCAAAATTATTACCGGCAAATCCGGTGAGGTATCTGCTAAATTTCACGAGTTGAGCGTCGAAAACTTGAGCTTGACTTTATTGGGCAGCGCATCCAAAAAAGAAGCCGCAAGTGTTACCGGCGAGGCGTTGCCGAAAGAAATTAAAGCGGGTGATCGTATCACTTTAGCGCATCAAAACGTCAGCGAAGTAAAAATCGGGTCTCTGGTTGAGGGTACAGATTATAACGTTGATCCAATTTTTGGTGCGGTGGAATTTTTGAAAGATATTCAAAATAACACTGACACGGCAGCGTATAAGCACGGTGCGCTTGAAAGCGTTGCAATGCTTACCGAGAACCCGAAAGACTTATTCTTGCGTTTTGAGGGTCAGAATTTGGCGGAGCTGAACGAATGGACGGTTGTTGAACTCTACAAAGTGAACTTTAACCCGACAGAAGCCTTTAATTTGATTAACAACGATAACTCATTAGATGCGTTATCCACTAAAGCCCAGGTTCTTGCCGACACAACCAAGGTCGGCGATAAAGAGCTTGGTCGCTTTGGTCGCGTTATCAAAATCCATAAATAATCCCATTCCCCGGGGTAATGCCCGGGGAACTCTACGAAAAATAAATTAAGGCGCAATTATGTCCGACCAAACCGAAAATAAAGAACTCCAAATCCTCTTTCCAACCGCCGAGCTCACTATTGCGGGTGAAAAAATTGAGGTGAAAGAATACACGCTCAAACAACAATTACAGCACAACGCCAAATTTGTGCCGTTTATTGCGTCACTGCGCCAAACACTGGGTAAATCTAAAGATGATTTTAATCTTGATGAGCTGATGGCGTGTCTAAGCGCAAATTATCAGGATGTGGTTGAGCTGGTCGCGCTGTCCATCGGCAAACCGACGGCATTTATCGAAAACTTGAACGCCCGCGAAGGCGAAGACTTACTGATGGCATGGTGGTGCGTAAACAGCGATTTTTTTACCCGCAAAGCGGTTGCGCCGATTATCGAAAAAATGACAAAAGACAATCTGCAGAAATTGGCTGGGGCGAAATCATAGAGCTGTTGGTCGCTAACGGGCATCATTTTGCCGAGCTTGGCGATTACACCGCGCGGCAGTTGTTAATTTTTTACGAAAAAGCCCTGGTGCGCAAGCGCCGCGAGCGCGCCGACAGAACTATTGATGTGTCGTTTGGGGTAAATGGCGGCAAGGAAGTGCAAGGCTATATAGACCAGTTGACCGCATCATAAAATGCGGTCAATTTTTAGAGCTTGGAGCCGATGACAATGCCGAGCATAGCGGCAAGCGGGGCGCGCAAGAAAGCGCCGATAACAAAAATCAATGCGTAAAACGCCGTCCCCCAGAACAATACTTGCCCGAATGTGACAGCCCCGAACAACATAAACAGCAAGCCGATTTCGTACGGCAATAACACGATAGCCCAACCAATTAGGCTTGCATTAACCTCTTTATCTGACATTGTAGGACCCCTATGGCTGATAATTTAACTCTCGCGCTCAAAATCAAAGCCGACCTTGAAAACGCGCTGACCAATTTTAAAGCGTTTAAAGCGGAATTGCAACGCAATAAAAAAGCCGCAGACGGGCTCGGCACCTCCGCCAAAGCAGGCGCGGCAGGCATCGACGAGCTGGGCAAAAAAGCCGACCAAACCACCGCGAAGCTCGGCAAAACCCGCGCAGGCATTGAATCTATCAGCACCCAATTGGCGCGTTTAAAAACCCAGGCTATCGGCTTTACCCTGGGCAATCTTGCCGTTACCAATCTGACCCAAACTATCGACCAGTACAACAACTACACGGCGCGCATTAAGCTGGTCTCTAAGTCCAACGCCGAAGCTCGCGGGACATTTAACGAGCTGATGCAAATTGCCAACCAAACCGGCTCAGTTTTTAGTGCTACTGCAGAGCTGTATACCCGTTTTTATCGCGCGCTCGGCGATAACGCCAATAGTGCCGAACTACTCCAATTTACCCGTACCATTCAGCAGGCGGTAGCAGTCTCCGGGGCGGGTGCAGAAGAAGCTAAAGCGGCGATTATCCAATTATCGCAAGGTTTAGCCTCCGGCACGTTGCGCGGCGAAGAATTTAACTCTGTCGCAGAACAAATGCCGATATTGCTTGAAGTGTTGCAAAAATCCCTCGGCAAGACCCGTGGCGAACTGCGCAAAATGGCAGAGCAAGGAGAACTTACGCCCAAAATCATTTTAAGCGCAACAAAAGAAGCCGCCGATGAAATCCAGCGTCAATACGAGCAAATGCCGCTCACTATCGGGCGGGCGGTAAATCAACTGTCAAATAGCTGGCTTGAGTTTATCGGCAACACCGACAAGACCCTCTCCGTGTCTAAAATTGTCGCCGGTGCGATTTCGACCGTTGCAAACAACCTTGATTTACTGGCAGCAGCAGTGATTATTACCGGCACTGCTTACACTGTACATTTGATTGCGCCACTTACCAAAAAAGCCGCGGTTTGGGCAGCCAGTACGTTTGCAGTCAATACCAACACGGTGGCAATTAATGCCAACGCTAGCGCCCAGGTGCGCACCGCGCAAGCAACCATTATCGCTATACGCGCAATCGAAGGCGAGAGTGCATCCGTCGTCCGCTTATCGCAAGCTTATGGTGCACTCGCGATAGCAAAAGCCCGCGCAGCGGCAGTCAATGTCGGAAGCGCGCTGCTTGGTTTTGCCGGCGGTTGGGTCGGTGTGGCGCTGACGGCGGCAGTGGGATTATATGCAGCTTACGAATATCTAAAATCCAAAGAAGAAGAGCTCGAGGCGCAATATCAACAAACAAAAAACGCTATTGAATCCAACATCGAAAAAACCGAAGCCCTCATTGAAGCCCGAACCAGACTGGGCGAAATCGGCGGATTTAGTGAACGGGTAAGCCAAGTCGAGACTAACAATAAAGCAATTGAAGAAGCCAAAGCGCAGCTTGATGAGTTAATCAAACGCCGCGATGAGCTCATGCAACAACAATTAACGGATAGCTTCGGTGGATTTATTAATCTCGACAAACTCAATCAGGTCAATGCACAAATTAAGGTATTGCAAGCCGAAGTTGATGAGTTATCCGATTCTACCGGCACACTTGCAGACTTGAATCAACAACAGCTCACCGACGCATTTAATGCGGCTATTGAGGCAGGAGGCGAACTCGCAGATAAACTAAAAGACATCGGCGACCCAACAGCTCCGGAAGCAATAAAAATCATCACAGACGAAATCAAAAAAATGGAAGAGCAAATGAATTCGTCTGTCGGTGAACTAGATAAATTTGAGAAGAAGATCCGCAGCGAGCTCATAGGCACGACAATGAGCGCAACGCAACAACTTGAAGCCATGCGAAACGAATTTATAGCGCTTGGAGCACGAGCAGGCAAAACCGCCGCAGAATTAGATCCAATCATCGAGCGATTTAACATGGTTATAGGCTTACAAAAACAGCTTGACCAGGCAAAACAAGACAAAGAAGGCGATAAGTTTATTGAGAGCTTGCAACGCCGCTTAACCACCAAAACCAAAGGTACCGCAGCAGGAATCAAAGAAGAGGCAAGAAGCAAGGGGTTGACGGGTGACCAACTCGCCCAGGCGGACGCCCTGGCAGAGCAAATAGAGACAGCCGAGAAAGCCAAGAAAACCGCGCGCTCATCAAAATCCAAATACGACGCTACCGATAAAAATCTGGCGCTTAACGTGCAGTATTTGCGCTTAACCGGGCAGGAGGTGAAAGCCAATCTGGCGGACATTGAGGGGCGTTATAGCAAGTTGCTGGCAGAGTTTACCAAGCACTCGAATGTTGACGGCATTAATCTGATTAAAAAGCTTTTGCCGCTTGAGCAAGCCAAAGTGCAGGTAGATGGCGTGCAAAACGAGATTAACCGCTTGTATCAAAGCCAAAGCGCTGCAGAGCAGCGCATACAAACCCAAGTCCAGGTGGGGGTTATCTCACAAATTGAAGGGCAGCGCCAGCTTAAAGCATTATATAAAGAAACCGTGGCAGAACTGGAAAAACAAATCCCAATACTGGAAAAACTGGCACAACTGCCCGGTGTGCAGGGG